GGAACAGTTAGTCGGATGTATAATAATGACCAGACCTACACAATTACATTGACTCTTTACAGCGGTAGTGATTCTAACCAACTTCTAACTAGACTTTGGCAACTAGATGAAATTACACAAAGAGGTAAATTTCCTCTGATGATCAAGGATGGTAGTGGATCAGATTTATTCTTTTCCACAACTACATGGATTGAGGGTATTCCGTCTCTTGTAAAAAGTAATCAGTATGAGTCCCGTGCATGGACTTTACGTTCAAGTTCAGCGATCATAAACATTGGTGGTAATGGTGATGCTGAATCTATATTGAATGATATTGTCAGTATTGCTGACAAAACATCATTACTCTGTGCTGTCTGAATAAGAGTGACGGTAATAGTAGCCGAACTGTCTACGTTCTTAACTCGTGTGTTCTTACCACGAATACCATAGACAGGGGTGAAGGCTTTTACACGTCTATTAATACTTAAGTTATCCCACCCAGTGATTATATAACCACCAATAGATAACTTAACATCTGAAGCTGAATATGTCTCAACACTAAAAGAATTAGTCATTTAAATTAATCCATTTAGTGATGGTAGAGCAGAAGCAGCAATACTGACAATATCATTCAATATAGATTCAGCATCACCATTACCACCAATGTCTATGATACACCTCCTTAATTACTTGGTGGTACTGTGGATGGTGCATGTCTGTGGGTATTGAAAATTACGCCGTTGAACGTAGCTTGACCACCAACCAGAGTATAGTTACCAGTTTGAGCATAATCTCCCTGATGCGTGATGTTCCCAATCCAAGTGGTTGTTGCAACATCTACAATCATTGAGGGTGAGTTGAAGTTAATACTTGAAGCCGCATTAATTGTCACATCACTGCCTTCAACGATGATGGGCATATTGCTGGTTGTAATACCAATACTACCATCAGCACGAATACGAACTTCAGCCTCTGCACCACCAATGTTACCGAAAACCACTGTGTCCTTACTGCTATGAGTAAGTACATGCTTTGCTGGATTGTTTACAGCATTACCCGGAGGTCGAATACCGGGAATGAAGATGGCATCACTTTTATCCATCTTAGAGAAATTAGTAGGGGCGGCTGGTCTACCATTACCACCTTTCCATGCTTCAATACTACGCATAGAGAAAATAGCTGTGCCAGTATCACCTACATTGATAGGAAAAGTAAACCCGGAAGTCTTAGACACTTGAAAAGAGACAGGAACACCTTGAATTACAGGACGTTCTTTGACTGTTCCATCCTTGAACATTTGGTTCACACTTGGTTGAATGTCTACCATCTGAGTATTCAAATCATCTCTGACAGCAACAACAATACAAGGAATACAAGTGTATTTGTTATTGTTCTCTGATTCGATTGCACTCATAACAAATTCTTGTAATTCTGGAACCATGATTTACTTCCTGTCTACTTTCTCTAATGTTGTTGCCTTGATTTCTGTGTACCAGGGATTTGAGCGCCAACTACCAGTATGCCTAATATCCTCGACCTTATACCATCCAGTAATTAATGTATCTTCAAGTCTGATAATATCACCAGCAATAATTGCTGGGTTAAGAAGGATCTTGAATTGAACTCCGGGCTTCTTAACCTTATCCTTCTTAGATCTGCCTTTGTTCAGTGTAGTTCTATAAGGAATCTCAACCATACCTGTAAACTCAGAAATTACATAAGCCTGATTAAAGTTCTCAGTATTAGCCCTATCATTATTGTTTACATAAAGAACTTCACCATCAAGTTGCCAGTTTAGGTTATACTTTTCAGCTAACTCATCTAGCATCTCTTTGGGTGTTCCAGACAAAGGATAACCATAGATGATTTGGTTGTTTAGGTTGGTACCATTATAAACACCACGATCAGCACCAATGGCCTTACGTAGTTCTTCAATAGCATCTTGCACATTCTTACCGGGAGGTACAACTTGACTCAGAACCTCATGGTTTAGTTCGGTGTAACCACTGCCCATTTGTATCTGAGTAACACGATCTGTACCAGATTTTCTGGTCGTTACATTATTAACTTGTCCAGAGAAAAGTCTTTTGACACCACCAGTATCTTCATAACCCGCTGAGAATACGGCTGCCGGGAAGTCTGTATCTAAAATCTTTAGTTGGTCATCAGTAAGATTATAAACTTCAATAGAGGCTGAGTTAGTTTTCTTCTTATTGTTAACTGACTTTGAAATGTCAAATGTAACTTGAAGAGCATCAATCTCTAAGGCGTTTGTAGTTTGATAGTTGCCAATAATTAATTTATATTGACGATTCTTTTGAATCAAGTCCATAACTACACCTCATCATAAATATAATACAATGAGTAATACTGATCGATGGATTCAGGATAAACCTTGTATGGTTCAGAGATAATATCAGCCTTCTCTTCCATCCAAAAGAATCCGGTTAAAGGAAATAATGCATAGTCTTTAAATATTGGATAATTTGGAACTAGAGCTTCACCTAAAACAATTGGATTATTGTTTTGATCATACAATGAGAGAGAATAAAGCTGAGTACGTTCGTTGTAGATAAACTCAAGGTTGTAAGACACATCTTGCAGAGCTACGGCATATGTATAATCAGGATCAGAATACAAAGGGAGTGAGATATATTTAGTAGCCATTAATTCTCCCTAGCCTGTCTTAAAGGGTCTGTGTCTTTAGGTCCACTACTGTCACCAACATCTTGTGGTGTGCTGTCTTGTTTACCTTTGTCAGCTTTCGTAGCGCCTTTCTTCTTAAGAGAGTTAACAACATCTTTAGGGATTGTTGTTTTCTTAAGGTTTGCAAACGTAACTTGTTCAAAAGTAATATCACAGTAAAGAGCATAACCGGAGTTGGCATCTTCTTTGAATGTAACGTTAGTGATTACAAGTCTGTTTATAATTCTTCGAATCAAAGCTTTATCAAATTCAAACAAACGTACAAGTTGAATTTGAGGTCTAAATTGTCCAGTATCTGAATTATAAACATCCCCCGTTGCAAGGTTCATCAAAGCTTGTCTAATCTGTTCAATCAGATCAGCACGTCTTGCATCTACAACTATATTAGGTGATGCATCACCTAGGAATTGTCCAATACTGTCTGGAATGAATTTCTGCAAAACACTTTGATCTGTGGAGTTCACTGAGACAGCTGATGGCGCTGGAAAAGTATTTGCGGGTTCGACGCCATTTGTATCCTGAATTAGATACACGCCAGTTGAGATGTCAACCCCAGTAATCACCCCGGATAGTGTGATTACTGGATTATCTCTAATAAAGTGATCTGAAACATTCCCACCATTAGCAATGGGATGTTTAGTTACTTGACCTTTAAAGTTTTGTGTATACGCCGTAATAGCGTCAAAGTAGATGAAACCGCCTAAATCATCTGTAAGGTCTTCACCCCATCTAACGGCTAGCGTCATAAGTGTAACTCCTTACTCTTTAACCGGAAAATTAACGGATGCGTTGGATAGCTCTATTCTGAACATATCCGCCAGCTCTTGTGCTTGAGACTTGATATCAATATTACCAAGAGTTGCAGCGTCTACACTAATACTAATATCGAACTGGTTTGTCACTGAACCTGCTGCATTAAGCTGATAGTCATTGGCAGCAGTGGCTTGATCCATAGCCATATTCTTTTGGTTTTCATCATACAGAGCTGGGTTTTGATAAAAGTAAGAGTTAGGGTCATCGTAAACAGCACGGCCTCTCTCCTTAGATCTATCTATAGCATCATCAGCACCACTAAAGAATTTACCAAGAGTTTGGTAAGTAGCGGTGATAGGACGCTGCCAAAAGCTTACATCTTGTTCTTGGCTAGGGGATGCAACTAAGTTATTTTTCCATCTTTGGAACTCAGCTAATTGATTCAAGATCATAGCCAGCTCACGAGTGGTGGCTTCAATTGTTGGGAGGAATTGACCAAATAGGTTACTTGGATTTAAGGCTGACATTTGATCCCATAGGGTTTTAATATCTTGCCAATCCTTGACTAATTGTGAAGTCTGACCAATACCCAACCAATCAGCTACCAAACTATCTTTACCTTCCAAAGCTCTGGTAAAGGACTGAGGGAAAAGTAGTAAATCATCCGCCCATTTAGTCGCCTCATTGAAGCCTTCTGACAGACTCCTGACTAGGCCACCACTCTCACTCAAGCCAGCGTTAAGGGTGCGGAAAATACGCGCAAAACCTTCTTCTACGCCTGAGTTTGAAGCCAACACAGCCATATCATTTATAGAGTTCTGATACCTAGCTTGTTCGGCCTGAGATGCTTGGGATGCCGTACCTAAAGCCCCGCCTTGGTTTGCCCGTTGAGATGCAGCTGTCCCAGCATAAGTGAGGATATCACTTGTAACTTTACCCTTCTTCATGTCAGCAAGGAGTTGTTGGATTGCATCTGCACCAGTTTTGTTGCCACCCAACTTAGCCTGATAAGCTTGAGCAAAAAGAGCTGTACCGCCAGGAAGAGCTTCAGCTATCTGCCCTGTAAGCTCTTCACTCATCAGCTTACCTTTACCAGCGACTTGTGAAAGCGCACGGAAAAGTCTGTTCTGAGTTGTTTTGTCTAGTTTATTAACACGGGCAAGCTCAGCGAATCCAGAGAATACTTTTTGACTTTCTTTAAGTCCAATACCTGAACCAGTTAGACCAGAAATTAACTTGTTGTAATCACCAGAAGCATCAAGGTAATTAAAACCAATTCTTTGACCTTCACTCCTTAGGTATTGAAAAGACTCTGAGCCTTGTGCGGCTGTACCACCAGCTTGTTGAACTACAGCGGAAGACTGAAGTTGAGCAGATACAACTTCTTGGTTTCTCTTATTCAAGGCACCAAGACCATAACCACCTAAGCCTAGCGCAAGAGCTGGACCATAGAATCTAGACAAACCTCCACCGATTAATCCACCCACCGCTGCCGCCCGTCTAGTTCCAGTTGGAACACCATTTTGACGAACATTCGTAACAGCGTTGGTTCTAGCCATAGCGTTGCCAAGAGCAGCATTCAAGCGAGATTGGTCTACAACAAATCTTTCAATTCTGAATACTGTTGATTGGCTAGCAACATCTAACGCACCACCAATCACCCTATTCATTGCAGTTTGATTAACGCTAAATCTA